ATGAATGCCCGTAAACGGTATGCCCGCAAATATTTGTACCATGAGCGGTCGTTTGGGCCTGCGGGGCGTGAAGCGTTGGAATCAGACGACGATGGCCGGTTGGTGCCGGTTGTGGACGAGAACAAGCCTCTATCCGAGGTTGTAGTCCCCATGCCGCAGATTCCGCTGTCGCCCGAAATATATAACATGTCTGCAATCATTGAGGAAGACATCAGCATGGTGTCTGGTGTCAACGAATATGCACGGGGGCAGATGCCTGAGATTCGTCGCACAGCGACGGAAGCATCCATTATCGCTGATGCAGCGAATGCGCGTGCAGCGGACAAACTGGCAATTATCGAAATGTCGATTACACAGATTGCTCGCCGGGTGTTGCAAGTGTTGCAACAGTACATGACTGGTGAGCAGATGGCAAGAGTTGCTGCACCGGGTGGCGATTCGTTGTTTGTACCGTTTAGCCGAGATGACATTGTGGGTGAATATGATTTCGCGGTGGAGGGTGGTTCTACCCAGCCGATGAATGACACGATTCGGAAACAGCAGGCTGTGTCGTTGCTGAACGCGTTGGGTCCGCTGGTCGGAACCGTTATTGATCCGTTTGCGTTAGCGAAGCATGTGTTGCAGCAAGGCTTCGGTATCAAGAATCCTGACAAGTTTCTTATGCAGCCACCCCCGCAGGGTGCACCGGGACCGGAAGGGGCGGCACCGCCGCCCCCGCAGGTTCCCATGTTGCCACCGGGACAAGTGGGTGCAGGACCGGAAGGGGCGTTTGCCCCGACGGGCGGTGTGCCGCCAGAGTTGTTGGCACAACTACAAGGCCAGATGGGTTTTGATCTCACAAATTTTTGAGTGGGACAAACTCCACCATGGTATAGGAGCAACCAATTTTAACGGACTCCAAAGGAGAAAATAAAATGGCAGAAGATGTGTTGGAATCCACGGAAGTGGACAATCCTGAGTCTTCGGTGGAGGTTTCTGAGGAACCTGTTGATGAGTCGTACACTGTGACGGTGGACGGGGACAATCAAGAGGTCAGTCTACAGGAACTTCGGGACGGATATCAGCGACAGTCGGATTACACCCGTAAGACGCAGGAGTTGGCATCCGAACGTAAACGGTTACAGCAGGCTGAGGCTATTGCGTCCGCGTTGGAAAGTGATCCAGCGGGGACGTTGAAGGCTCTCGGAGACGCATTCGGGGTACAAGCACCAGTGGTGGAACAATCGGACGATATGGACGATTGGGATACTGATGGAGCCACCAAGAAGCGGCTCAATGAGTTGGAGGCTAAGGTTGCGCAACAGGATCGTTTGCGTAGAAAACAGGTTGTTGAAAAGCAGGTTGACGATTTAAAGAAGCGATACGGCGACTTTGACGGTCAAGAACTGTTACAGCACGCGATGTCCCACAAGATAGGCAACTTGGAGGCCGCATTGACACATATGCGGTACGACGAGGTTGCAGGCAGGGCGTCCAAGTTGGAGCAGGAACAGGATCGTTTGGAGGCGAAGCGTGATGCTGCTGTTGTGGAGTCGGGTGGTTCTCGGCAAAGCGGTGCAGTGTCTGACAAGTCCCCTCCTGAGAAGGTGTCGTCGCTTCGTGAAGCGTTCAACCTTGCCAAGAAGCAACATACGTAAACTATTATGGAGGTAAGAATTTATGGCTGCTGGTAACAGCAACTTTGATGAGATTCTTTCCACTACTTTAAAGAATTACGTCCCGAGACTCACTGACAACATCTTCACCGCTAGGCCATTGTTCTATGCGTTGACGAACGGTCAGACGATTCGGCGTATTTCGGGTGGTGCAAAGATTGTGGTTCCAGTGATTTATGGAACCAATAGCACGGCTGGATCGTACAGCGGCACGGACACTATTTCCACGACTGCTCAGACTGGCATTTCTGCCGCTGAGTATGACTGGAAGCAGTATGCGGCCACTGTGACGATTAGCGGTATCGAAGAAGCGAAGAACAACGGTGAGGCTCAGATTATTGACCTGCTGGAAGGCAAGATTTTCCAGACGCAGGAAACAATCATTGAGAACATGAACACCATGTTTTTCGGCAACGGTACTGGAAACAGCAGCAAGGACATGGAGGGGCTTTCGTCTCTGGTCGGTTCCACGGGTTCCCCCGGTGGCATTGATGCTACCGATGCGGACAACTCGTGGTGGAGGTCTGCGGTCACCAATCAAGGCAGCGCAGCAATTACTGTTGCGTCGATGGCGACCCTGTATAACAACTGTTCAGTTGGTAATGACCAGCCGACCATTGCTATCACAGGCCAAAACCAGTACGAAGCCTATGAGGCTCTGCTGGACCAGAACATCCGCTACACCGATACTGAGGTAGCAGATGCAGGTTTCCAGAACCTCATGTTCAAGGGCTGTCCTGTAACATTTGACGGTACGTTGGCTGGTGAAGGAAAGTTTTATTTCCTGAACACCAAGTACCTTCAGTTGGTTGCACACAGCGACGTTTGGTTCAAGCCGACGCCGTTCGTGCGCCCAACCGATCAGGATTCGGTTTTCTCGCAACTTCTCTGTTACGGAGAGTTCACGACGAGTAACCGTGCCCGTCAGGGCTTCATGTACGGGATTACCCCGGCATAGCCCAATAAACATATGTGGAAGGTGGGGGTCGCTTCGGTGGCCCCCACCCAACGCACTTAGGAGGATTGGCAGAATGCGTACTCGTTCGGCGGCATACAAGTCTGGGATGCGCCCCTATGGGCAACCAGCGACCGGTTTTCGGAACGCTACTCCGCGTCCGCAAACAGTTGGATACAGCCGTGATGTAACGCAGGTGGCTAACACCAGCACACACACTATTCAGCCTGTTGAGGCGAAGCCAACTTTGTGCGCAGCGACGAAAAAGAACGGTGAGCCTTGCAAGGGTCGCCCCGTTGGAGACAGCGAACACTGCTCGTTTCATAGAGTATAGGGGGGCGTGTGCAATTAAGCGAAATGCGGGACTACATCCGCAACGTTGTAGACATCGACACGACGGATATAGCGGACACGACCCTGAACACGTTCCTGAGGGAAGGCTATGATGCCGTAGTCTACTCCGAAAAGCGTTGGCCCTTTTACGAGGTAAACACAACGTTCACTACCGTGGCGTCTCAGAAGGATTATACGTTAGCAGAGGTCGGAGTAAATATTACTGTCGATATTGATTCTGTGACAGGTTTAACTCCGGGGTTTCGTGAAGTTAATCATTTGATGACAGACAATCATGTGTTGGAGTATTTGGGGAGGGACGATGGGGACCTTGTTTACCCGTTGGATTCCAACACGACAGGTGCCCCGTGGTACTGGTCAGAATGGGGAGATTCTTTCCGGTTGTATCCGACGCCCTCGGCGGGGACAACGATATATGCTCGTGGTTACCGTAACGCTATTGAGTTTGGTGGCAATACCGCTATTTATCGTGCTGCCATTGCGAACACAGATACTCCTGATTTGCCAGACCCCTTTGACAATGTTTTAAGCCTGTACGGCATTTATCGTGCCTATCAGCAGCAGGAAGACTCAGGGATGGCGCAACAGTACTATGTTGCGTTTGTGGGTGAACTGGACAATTTGACTGCACGATACAAGAGTACACCCGCGCCGCAGCCGGTGGTGTTGAATAGTCGCCGCGCTAGCCGGTGGCTGAGTCAGGCAATTTTGCCTAACCGTCTTCGTTATTCTTGGGAGTAGCGTTGAGCCTCGCTACCGCTATTCCCCCTGTTGCTGGCGCCGAAGACTATCGGTATGAGGAATTACCCGACTTTCGTGGCGGGTTAAACCTGCGTGCTGACCAGTTCAACCTTGCATACAACGAATCTCCTGCGATGCTCAACATCACTGTTGATCCGCGGGGCGGCGCGGAGCGCCGCGACAGCATAGACGCCCTGAACGGCACGGCATTGCCCAACAGCATCATTGCGTTGGGGAGTCACAGCGAAACGCCTGTCGGCGGCGGTGCAGACCAGATTCTCGCAGCGTGCCTTAGCAGCGGCGGTTCTACTGTGGAATTGCATTACAGTACCGGCGGCAACTTTGCCGACATGGAACTCTCCAGTGCAACGGCAACGTTGACGGGGACGACGGCACCGTTCTTTGTGACGTTCAACGATTTCACCTATATTGGCAACGGTGCCCTGTTCTCAACATCGTACAGTACGGTTAAGTGGAGTGGCGCAAACGACATTACACGTTTGACCCCTGACATTGACGGTTCAGACGGCCATTTCCCCACTGCACGCTACGCGACAACATGGGGTGAACGAATCTGGGTCGCCTACACGGTGGAGAGCAGCACAACGTATGCGAACCGGGTCAGGTTCTCTAAAATTAATGATGCAGAGAATTGGACAGCGACAGACTATATTGACATCGACATTGGTGAACACGGTGACCGTATAACAGGCATTGTGGCTGATGGTGACCGTTTGCTCGTTTTTAAACAGAACGCAGTCTATGCGGTGTACGGATTTTCTGCCGACGACTACCAAGTTCAGAATCTGACACGGGTTATTGGCTCCATCGACGGATGTCTACCGGTGTCCACCCCGCATGGCGTGTTTGTGTGGTATGCCCGCGACGGTTTGTTTCTGTTGACCCGTGACAGCGTGGCAGACGTTTTCACACGTTTGCGTCCCGCTATTGGTTTGTCTGCGTTGACGTTTACTACACAACCGTCGATGATGTGGTTTGATGAACGACTGTGGCTGTCTGTAGACTACCAGTCGGGTGAAGGTGCTGCCGGTGGTGCGCAAACAAACCGGCGCAACGTGTTTGTTTGGGACCCGTCTTTGGGTCAGGCCGGGGCATGGACCCGATACGACATTAACGCCCGGACACTGTTTTCGTATCGTCCTCCGGGGGGTACACATTTGGCGTTGGGCGTAACATCAGATTGGAACGGTACAGCAGCGTTTACACGGGTGTCGAAGTTTGAACAAGAAGCAGACGCCGACGACTACGGGGGTGCTGCCGCTTACGCTGAGAGTGGCACCGCGTACTCTTCAGGAGATTATGTTTCCAACGATGGCGGCTTTTTTAAAGCCAATACTTCTATTAGTGCCCCTGCGGGAGATTTTGACCCATCCAAGTGGGACAATGTTGGGGAAATCTTTTCCCACTATCAGACACGCTGGTTGTCAGGGAACCGTCCCACGTTTCCAAAAAGGTGGGGGAAGACACGGACAGTCATGTTGGCAGAAAACACTGTCACTATCGACTACACCGTTTACAAGGACTACAGTCTCGCTTCGGGAACAATCATTGATTCCAAAACGATTGTAGGCGAAGGGTCCACTTCTGTATGGGGTACAGCCACATGGGTAAACGACGCCGGTACCGACGGCAACGGTGTATGGTCGTCTGAGGGGCTGTCTAAGGTTTACAAATTTTTTAGGTGGCCTACGGCTGGGACAGCACGGGCTATATCAGTGAGGTTTAGCGTTAACCCCACGACGGGAGCGCGCGGTAAATGGGGGATGACTTCTCTCGTCGGAATGTATAGAACAAGGAGAATCAGGTAAATGGCTGATCTAGCAATCACCAATTCGTTTTCTGCCGGTACCGCTATTGTAGCGTCGCAGATGAATACGAACTTTACGGACGTTACAACGTGGGCCAACAACGCCCCCAACATTGGTGCATCGGGCCAAACGACAACGATGGATGGTGCGTTGACTGTCACGGAGGCGTTGATTGCCAGTAGCACTTCGCAGTTCAACGGCACGGTAACTGTTGGTGTCGATGACACAGGTCACGATGTCAAGTTCTTTGGTGCGACGGCGACGAATGGTTACATGCTGTGGGATGAGTCCACTGATGATTTGATTCTTGGGACGGCATCGAAACTGGGCCTAGGGGCCACCTCGCCTAGTTATCCCCTCCATATCAGCACTACCGACAACCGCCCCATCGGGATTGTTTCCTCAGCGGCTGGCTCCTACCTCGACATGCGAGACACCGCCACGACCGGCGAGGGCTACGTCTCGGTTGGAGCCGTCGGGAACGAACTTCGCTTCATCGCTGGTGGCAGTAAC